AAGAAATATTATGGCGAAGGTCTGCTGAAATACTCGTATTGCCGAAGATGATCTATCGGCAAAGGGGTAGGCGTCGGCGTCGGTAACGGTGTGGAAGATAAAACAGGCTCAGATTTCAGTACAGGCACACGCGGAAATGCCTCAACCGATTTCAGTTCTAGTTTTTTTTTACACCATCGTCAATGACAACTGGAGCCTCGACGGAAACAACTACCGGTTTTACGTTTCGATCATAAACAGCAACATTGTATGACAAAACCAAACACACTGCAAGTGGATCAAAAACGACGATGATGATTACGATGAACCACTTTACGGTTGTACTCAAGCTCAATCCGATGGAATCAGCAACAAACTGAAATGTCACGACGTCTTTAGCTTTGATTGTCTCCAATCGTATGTCAGCGATACGATTGTCAATGTCAATACGTTGAGATTGTATCGACTCCAACTTTTTCTGCTCAGCCGTAATGCCAATCTCAGTATCGCGAATCAGTTGCAGATTTTGCTCCTGAACTTGTCGGAACTGCGTTGGATTGCGTGCCAGTATTGGATTGCCCAATACATCGCCCATTCGGGTTTCCTGAGTGGATCGTAATGCCGACAAATCCTTGATACGGATCGTTGAGATTTCAGTTTGAGAGCCCAACTGCGACTTCTGTCCCTCAAGAACCGAAATCTGCTGTTGTGTAACCTCATATTTCAGCGAAGCTCCTTGATACGCCGCCGACAACCAACCGAAAACGCCGAGTGACGTAATCACCATGAGCAACAACACGGCAACTATCAGATACGACCGAAGCCATCTCGACGTTTTGTTCCAGTATCTATAAATGAAAGTTGTCGTCATCAACTTGCCCATCTCAAGGGCGGTCGCCATCAATGCAGATGAAACAACAGCACCCGAAAAAAGCATGCTGATACCCATGATGGAAAAACATGCCGCGATACCCGCGACAAATAACGCGGACAGCCCCAGCGCTATCGGAAAAACCTTATCCTTTGATATCATAGGTGACTCTTGATCACCTGTATATATCGTTCTTTTTCAGTTTTTGGATCGGAAAGGTATATTTTCTTTACAGCGTCGAGGATTTCATGGAACTTCGGTCCAGGTTTCATCCCCAATGCAATCAAATCCTGGCCGCTGATCGGTAGTGGGTTTTCCCTCAAGTATTGAGCTTGCTGACGAATGGCGGTCGCTGGGGGGTTACCGATGTCTCCAAACAGAAATCGAGCCAACTGCAACGTCTTGTTTTCTCCCAACGACGATACCAACTCTCGGATTTTTATAGGATCGTCGGAATAGTCACTCAGCACGCGGTAGTTGTCCAAGATCATCTTCACCATCTGTATCGTGTCGGTGTCGTACTTGGTGTTCCTCAACTCTACCTCGGCGACAGCGCCGGCATTTTGCAGTGGATAAAACAACGCGGCAAGCCGAATAGAAAGGTCTTTCGGCCGCTTGCCGATACCAACCAAATCTGCGTCGGAAATCTTATCAATTGATGGAAACACAAACGGCGCAAGTTTCAGAGCCTTCAGTAATCGCATCGCCTTTCCGGCGTTGTTGGTGAGCAGCATTTTATCAACTTCATCTTTTACCCTCTCACGGGATATCTCCCCCAATTTTGCAGCGTTTCTACGCATGGACCGTAGAATATTCATTGGTATAGTCCAATTGTACTTGGCCGACATCCTGACCATTCTCAAAATTCTAAGAGGGTCATCTCTAAATGTTTCATCAGGATCGAGCGGCGTTCGCAACACGCCATTCCGAAGGTCTTCTTTTCCTTTTCCAGTCAAGTCCAATATCTCTCCGGAACTAAGTTTTTTCAGCAACGAGTTTACGGTTGCGTCCCGACGTTCCACGTCAGTCTTTAGATCACCGAAGGCCACGTCCGGTTTTCTGGAACCAGTGGTATACTTTTCAGACCGAGTCATTACCACCTCAACGTCAACCTCGCCGAGATCAACGCCATCATGTGTAACTCCTTTGAGAGTAAATTTGGCTGTTCCAAACTTGGGGAATATACATGGGTTTGACCCAGCCTTATAGTTTCCGACCTTCTTGGTAACCCATTCCGCGAACTTTATTCCACCGTCCGGAAGACTTACTACGAGATCGATATCTTTTGCATCCGAACCCAACAATTGATCTCGCACGTATCCGCCGGCAATGAACACGTGATCTTCCCACTCGGTTCCACGAACTAAGTTTGATAAGAACTTTTCGGCCACATTTTCCTTGGTAATCTCCAACAAAAGATTTTTCAGCGAAATCATACGTATAAATATGGCGGTTTATTACATTGTAGCAAAAAACGACCCTCGGTGTGTTAGGCTGAGGGTCGTTGGGATGATCGGAACCACCTCCACCAGTCCATTTTACGGTTGGACAACCACCTGAGCCTTAGAAACACTTTCGTCATACGCGAACAAGATGTCGTTGTAGTCTTCTCCACCATCGTTCTCAACATGACACAGATACTCAAACACTCTCTCCACGTGACGGTCATGTTCCGGTCCGGCATATCCGCGGTTCTTCTCGGTGTCGAGCCATTGCACGGTCCATGCACCGTTTACCACTCTATCACCGTTGATAAGGAGTCGGCTGCACCAGCTAGAATCGCCGTTCGTGGGCGGGCCGTATACCTTCAGACCACTTTCCGACGATGTTTTGACTACAAACTTCATGTTGTCACAGACACTACTCCTTGGTGAACTCGGCGTCAACCACATTCGGGTCTTTTTTGGCGTTCTGATAAAAAGCCTCACCGAGCTTGTTGAGTTGGTCAACGGATTGCTTCATCTCGTCGAGGTCACCCTTGGTCAATACTGCCTTCGCAGATTTGACGGCCTCGTCGATCTTGGTCTTGATGTCCGACGACGTCTTCGAGTCAGCAGATTGCTTCTCCCAACGGTAGATTAGGTTGTCCAGATCGTTGGTGACAGCTTTCAGTTCAGCCGCCGCCTTGTCCTTGTCGGCATTGGTCTCCGCGTCGTGTTTCATCTGCTCGATCTCATCCTTGCTGAGTCCTGACGAGTTGGTGATTCGTATCTCCTGCGTCCGACCAGTGCCGAGGTCTTTGGCGCTGACGTGGAGGATGCCGTTGGCGTCGATGTCGAAGGTGACTTCGATCTGCGGAACCCCCCGGGGAGCAGGTGGAATGTCGTCCATCATGAAGCTTCCCAGCATCTTGTTGTTCGAGGTCAACGGCCGCTCGCCTTGGAAGACCTTGATCTCAACCTTCGGCTGATTATCCGTGTAGGTGGAGAAAGTCTGCGTTTTCTTGGTCGGAACCGTTGTGTTGCGCGGAATCATCGGCGTAGCGATGCCGCCAGCCGTCTCGATTGAGAGAGTCAACGGCGTGACATCGAGGAGCAACAGGTCTTGGACTTCGCCCTTGAGGACACCGCCCTGAACAGCTGCGCCCACAGCAACGACTTCATCGGGATTGACACCTTGATTTGGCGTCTTATCGGCGAAGCGCCGAGCGTATTCGACCACCTTGGGCATACGAGTCATACCGCCAACGAGAACGAGTTCGTCGAGTTCCTTCGGCAACAGACCCGAGTCCCTAAGGCAATTCTCGTAAGGTTGCTTCATTCGGTCGAACAACGACTCGCAGATTTGTTCGAGCTTGGCGCGGGAGAGGGTGACGTTGAGATGCTTCGGGCCGGAGGCGTCGGCGGTGATGAAGGGGAGATTGATGTCGTAGCTCTGTGCGGACGAGAGGGCGATCTTGGCCTTCTCGGCCTCTTCCTTCAGGCGCTGCATCGCCATGGCGTCGTTGAGCAGATCGATGCCATTGTCAGCCTTGAATCCGTCTGCCAACCACTTGAGGATGGTTTGATCCCAGTCGTCACCACCAAGCTTGGTGTCACCGTTCGTGCTCTTGACTTCGAATACGCCGTCGCCGAGTTCGAGGACGGTGACGTCGAACGTTCCACCACCAAGGTCGAACACCGCAATCTTCTCGTCCTTCTTCTTGTCAAGACCGTAAGCCAATGATGCCGCTGTTGGCTCATTGACAATGCGAAGCACATTAAGGCCGGCGATGCTGCCAGCATCTTTCGTCGCCTGCCGTTGCGCGTCGTTAAAATAAGCTGGAACCGTGATGACGGCGTTGGCAACCTTCTCACCTAGGTAGGCTTCGGCGTCGGCCTTGATCTTACCAAGAATGAACGCTGAAATTTGCTGCGGAGCATAGGTCTCCTCCTTGCCATTTACGGTGACAGATACCCACGCATCTCCATTTGGGCCTTCCACCACCTTGTAGGGGAAGTTCTTGATCTCGTTCTGGACCTCGGTGAACTTGCGGCCCATCAACCGTTTAATGGAAGATACCGTGTTCTTCGGATTAGTCACGGCCTGGCGCTTGGCGGCCTGGCCGACCACGCGCTCGCCGGTCTTCGTGAACGCGACGACGGAAGGCGTCGTGCGCCCGCCCTCGGCGTTGGGGATGACGATTGGTTCGCCGTTGGAAAACGTTGCACAACAACTATTTGTAGTTCCAAGATCAATGCCCAACGTGATATTGTTTGATGTACTCATATATGTCTAAAAAAGTTTGAGGAGCCGCTACTTTACGTTATGGCTCCATTGCGGTCAATCGATTTACAATACCTTGATTTTGGCCGGAGTCTTCTCAACTGACTTTGGTAAGGTGACCGTCAGCTTTCCATTCTCGAAGACGCCTGTAACTTTCGACCGATCAATGATTGGGTCCAACGTCCACGAACGTTCGAATGATGTACGTTTGATTTCTTGGAAGATGTAACGACTATGTTGCGGAATGGGCCGCTCACGATTTCCGCCACGAATGGTCAGCACATCATCATCGATCTCCACCGACACGTCACTCTTTTCGAGTCCGATCAGTTCCGCTTCCAAAACGATCTTATCAGCATCCTCGATAGCATCCACCCGTGGATAGCCGCTGTAGCTTCCGCCGAGCGCCCAGGCGTCGATGCCGTGGAAAGCGTTCGAGAACCACTGGTCAATTTCATCGTATTCATTTCTTGTTGATATCCATGTCATATTTTTCCTGTTGTTATCGGTCTCGAATTTGAGCTCCGATGTAAAACTATATCATCATCTTTCAGACCAACCAACACATATTCGTTTCCCATTGATCTACAACGGGTAAGTATCAGTGTATAAAAAAGAGGTGTGTCAGTATGTTGCTGTCGTGACACACCCCGAGTCAATAGAGTCTCACTCCCGAGCCTGATGCCATACCGAGTTTTCCGCCCGGCAGGCGATCCAGTCGCCCCAATGAATCACATTTGGAAGGCTGGTGCGAATACGTCCATCATCCGAGTTATTGATGTAATAGGGCTTGTTCTTATCCGCGAAAACACCATCTGAAAGCTTGATGGCCATCGTCTCTTTCCACGTCAAATTGATGCCATATTCCTGTAAAATGAACAACGCCAGATCAGTAACATCCCAGTGCTGTATCTTGGGATTCATCATGAACATCTGTCCGCGTTTCTTGATGGCCCACTCCTCGGTTTGTGGTAGGTAGTATTCGCCCTCCTTCGGGCCCAACTTGCCGAGGTCGTGAGAGAGCGCCGCCATACAACGTTCCTCTTCAGTAAAATCTATCTCACCGCCCATAGCCTCAAACAACTTGGCGGCGCCTGCGGATGCCTTATCGACATTCATAACATGCTGCAGGTATCCACCAATATGAGCATTATGAAAATGCTGAAAGGTACTGGCCGGTGCCAACGAGGCGCGAAGGCCGTAGTTGTCCTCCGCGTAAAGTTTGAGAAGCTTTTCCAGACGATCACCGGAGAACTTCTCCTTTAGATATTCCATGAAAAACTCGTAATTCGCATCGATCTGTTGATCGGTGAGTTCGTTACCTTGATGCAATGTAGGACGTGCCATATGTTTATAATTTGATGGTAAAAGAGAATTTGAGATCGTCGGCGCTGAGTTTCTTGCTACAGCGGAAACGTTTTTTCAGTATCTCGTACAGATCGTCCTTGATGGCATTCAGATCGTCCTTGATGGCATTCTCATGGTAATTTATGAGACGAAGCGCCAAGACACCAGCTTCAGAGTTGAGTAGGGAGTCTTCGGTGAGTCCCGGCTGGTCTTTGTATTGAGCGATAAACACCCTCGACGGCTTTTCCATTCGTGGGCTCCGAAAGTAGTAGTCGATCTCCAAATCTCCGTTGTGACCATTGTTCCACTCATCTCTATAAAATACCCAACCCAGTTTCATGTAGTCGGATAAGATGGGGTTCAGTGCAACCTCCACGTCATTGGATTTGATTTCTTTCATTCCAACACCGTAACAACATAAGGCGGAGATGTCAACGAAAAAGCTAAGTCAGCACTCTTTTCTGAGTTCTTTTTGATAATGATATCGACGGTCGTGATGAATCAATGACGCAATAAGAACACCCGACCGCATCTCACCTTTTTTCATCAACTGAAATTCTTGACTCATCCAAGCTTGTTCGTATGGATGTGCAAATTTCGTCTCCAAAAAAATCTTATAGTTCCCCCGCTTTGTACAAACGCTCGGCCAATTTGAGTAAAAAACTTCGCCTATGAGGTATGATAAGCCATCCTGACATCCTGATGTATCCCATTTCATCCGACACGTTCCATCTGGAAAATACTTGGATCTGATGTGATTCGGAACGTTATGCCAAGCCCATTGTTTGTGATGATCGCCGTAGAACTCGGAGAAAGACAATTTGAGAAAGTCCAGTTTTTCGTTCTCCACTATACGGATGCACTTGTCCAACCAACCATCAACATGCGTGTTCAGACCGTTCTTACACACGCCGGCGCCCGTCTTCGGAACGAGAAGCATATCATCCTCAAACCACAACATGTAACGTTCGTCGCTGTTATGGAAATCGTCCGCCGCCCATTGACGAGCGCCGCATATTCCAAGGTTTCCCTTCCGAACAACGGTAAAACCATACGTCTCAACCAACTTATCGTAGTCCGTCGCGGTGGAAGTATCCGTGCTGTTATCGATCAACACCTTTCGTTTGACGTTCAGTATCTCCGGATTGGATTTGGAAAACGTTTTCAGCAGAAGCTTGAGTTGATCTGGAAAGTTAAACGTTACGATGTAAAGTACCGTTCCAGAACCTTTCCGATTAAGCGCAACCTCATCTTCCGTCTGATGATATGCAACATTTTCAGGAACAGAACTTTTGAGAAACGTTACATCACGTTTTGGAACGGGCATCTGCTTGACACGTTCGAAGAAGGTGCCCATCAAACCATTTCCATCAATCATCTCAACGTGAATACGGTCTTTGTGGGTGTAGGTGAGGATACTGAAAATGCTCTCCTCGGTGCCCATCAAGCCTTCGTTGAGTGAGGCTTGCAAGGTGTAATAGTAAGCGGCGCTGATGTCCTTGAGAACGTCACGATGACCGCCGAAGAAGCCTCCACGGGCAACACGATCAACGTGATTAACGCCGGCGTATCGAGCGATTGCCTTCCGCTCGAAGCCGTGTATTTCAGGAGCATCGCCGTATGGATAGCAGACGAAGAGAAACTTATCGAGCATCGGTTCTATCTTTTCGATTACGTGATCCGAACTGAAGTATCCAGCATTGACGGTTTGGGTCAGACCGGCATCTATCCAGCAAAAATAGTCGGTTCCGAACGGGTTAAAGATGGCCGCGTCATTGAGCAGGAACATCTTGCTCATCACAAGCGGATTGTAAAGTTCCAACTTGGCTTGGGTGCTGTCCTTGAGCCAACCAACTTGATCGCTCCATTTTGGGTTCTGACGGATAGCCTGAACTTGATCGTAGAAGGCGAACCATGTTCTGAAATCATCAGCTTTCTTGATCCGAATATCCGTTCCAACAGAACCTTCCCGGTTCTTACGAACAAACGGTTCGTCCTCGGCGGAAATATAGACGAGCATTGGTATATCTTTGCACGCTCGCAACAACCTACCAAAGTGTTCGAGGTATTGGCTGTATGGGCGCTTAAAACCGGTATCAAGGTCGCCTCGA